GAATAATCCTAGAAACTTCGCCATTTGCGTTTACAGCAACAACTGCACTTGCACCACTACCATATGAAGGAGCAATATACTCAACAGACCTTATATCAATCTCATCTGCTGCACCAATCGGATTATTGAATATTACAGTAGTTTCAAAAACAGTATAATCAGTATATGGCTCTTGTAACCTACCATTCTTGTTAATTATTAGACCAATATCAGATGTTGGGTTATAAGGAGCAGTATTTACTCGTAATGGGTAATTTTTTGTGCCCTGCCACTCTGTATAAGGAATAGCATCAACAGTAATTATATTTTGGTCTGCATATCCAACCAAATATGTAATTTGAGTAAATTCAGAGTCATCAGCACCACTTCTTGCTCTAGGAGGATTTGTAAAAACAATATTTGCGCCATTTACAGTATAATCGACCCCAGGTGTCAACATATCATTATATGTGACAACTATGAGGTGCTCTGCACTAGGAGGTGCTACAGGAGTGCCTAAAAATGATAAAGGAAACTGAGTTTGGACTCCATCAAACGAAGTAAATGGATTTTCTAGTTGTTGCTTCTTTTTATTGAATTGTGGAAACGATACACCTGGGGTAATGATGGCATCAGGTCCTCGAGTCACAGACTCGTAGTAGATAACCTCATTATCAATCATTATCGAGCCATTTTTCTCGATAAATCCGTCAATACTTTCAATTTCTATTTTTGTGTCAATCGTGCTAATATCATCAAGCAATAATGTAGAGCTTGACAACGTTTTGGAGGTATAACTGTCAAGATTGAGATAATTTAGCAGATTATTCAGAATGTCATAAGGACGTCCTGTTTTCTCCTGAGATTTGTAATACTCAAAGAGAAAATTTACAAGTTGCCTATCTTCCTGCCTGATAAACTCAGGAAGTTGATTTTCAACTCTATCCGATACGTTAATATTCTTTGTTTGCATTCTTCACCTAGAAACAAGAGGTATCTACAGGATACGTAAAGGTATCAGAGGGGTAGTCAATGATATTTAGACCACTTGTGTCACCTAAGTTATAACCGCTAAAGTTATTAGGGTCAAATGATGGAATCGGCACAGTATTAGTGGTAAAGTCGATAGGATTGACTGATGGGTTAAAGAAAGTTGGGTCTACACCTGGGGGAATCTCAATAGTAGGAGACATTGGCATAACAGAGATTGGAAGTTGCTCTGTACCGTCAGGTGTTTGCTGAATAGCGATAGGACCTACGCAAACTTGTCCAGTTTGATAGTCTACAGTCCCTACAGCAGCGTTTAAGATGACTTCTGTCTCATCTCTAGTAGTAACCAACATAAGATTGCCCATTCCATCGTCTCTGATGTTTACAGGAACTAAAACTTGCGTTGTTTCGTTAGTAGAGAAGACTACATTAGAGGTTGATGCGTTAGATACCGTGCCAGTTGTCAAATTAACCAAGTCTTCGGTGTAATCTGTAGCATAAAATGTGCCAGACTTAACAACAGAGAAATTAGGTTTACACATTACACCATCTGAGTCTCCTGAGTAACTACTAGGGTCGTATAATGGATTTCCGAAGTTAAGACACTGTGTGAATACTTGTCCAAAGGCAAATTTGTCTAAATTCTGACCTAATGCAAGCTGTGTAACATTACCAGAGATTGCTGTATCAGAATTATCGACCATTGCACCAAATTTAGACCCTTCAATACGATTATTGAATCTATCAGTTTGTCCATTTCTGTTAAACTCATCGATTGACTGTAGAATCTTAGTAGCAAGTTGACTACCACTTAATGAAGTAGCATTTCCATCATAATATGCATAAACTTTTGGTATAATGTAGAAACTGGTTGGGTCAATAACCTCAGGTTGGATAGATGCAACTGCAAATTTCCTTAAGTCTTTTTCAATCTTTACTTTTGTTGCTGCATTCAGTTTATTTCCTGTTTTTGGTCTAATTGCAACATAAACCTTACCATATACAGGAGGGTCTAGTTTCTCGCCACCGTAGGCGGTTACAGACGCTGCCTGTGGGTATATCTCAGTAACGATGTGCTCATAGTCAGATTCAGTTACAGCACGGTTTTGTGTAGAGTATGCTCTAGGTGCTCTAAACTTAATACTCAATGATGACTCAGCATCTTCACCTTGCTGAGCCTTCTCCATAGTCGTTGTCTTGATACTCTGTGGAGGTATGACACGACCATCGGAGTCAGTTATCTGTCCAATGAAGGCAAATCTGTCAGCACCGTTAGCTTCTATACCATAAGTGGTAACATAATTCATAGTGATGTATTCACCATCAATCAAACGACGTCCAATCACTCCATCGCCAAAGATTGCCTTATATCTTTGGTCATCTGTTTCTTCAAGATAGTAAACACGAGAGTTTTCATCAAGTGATGTAACGTTTCCTGCTAGGTTGTAAGTATCTGTCTCTTCTGACTGAGCATTAGGTGATATATCAATAGTCAATAACTCAGTATCTACATTTTCTGCAGGAACGATATATTCTTGATTCTTAGTATAATCAACTGTGTAATTATATGATAATAAGTTACCCTGATAGATGATGACATTAGAGAAGTCTGCTATACCAGTGCCTGTATCTACTGGCACTTGAATATCTCTAGTCAATGTAAAGGTAAATGTGTCAAGAGCGTTGTCTGCTACAAATACGTCCCCTTTATGTAATACACAAAACTCAGGAAATGTAATTCCATTCAATCCTGTTGTAGTCTGTGCCTTAATATGGACACATGCCTTAGGTGCTTTGACTGAGCGAGGTGTATAGTTTAGTTGTTTAGCAATTCTTACAATGTTATCTCTAACAGTTGCAGATTCTAAAAACGCCTCATTCAATGACATGTTTGCATTGAATGCAGTGTAATATGTGTTATAAGCTAGAATGTCAATAAGATATGAGGCAGCACTACCTTCAAAATCATAATCAGTAAACTCTTTCCTAGTCCTTAGGTAAGACCTGATTGATTCTTTTATCTCAAAGAAGTCTAGAGAAGTTAATTGTGACGGTATAGCAGGCATGTTACGTCTTCTCTAATAAGAATTCTACGTTTTGGACTAACTCTTGTCCAACAATAATATAATCCATTGATATCTCAACAGCATTTTCATCTGGAGCATCATCTACTTTAACCTCTGTCACTTCAATACGAGGCTCAAGTCTTTCCATAGTGTTGAATATCTCAGTGCGAATACTATCCGCAGCAAAGACGTCACTTTGCTCAAATAAAGTTTTCTGACTCTAGACCCAATCTGAGGTTGGAAGGGTCTTTCACCAAACATAGTCAATAAAAGATTCCTTACAGATTGAGAGATTGCTCTCTCATTCTTCACAGCACCAAAATCTTTAGTAGAAGGGTTAGCATTCATTGAGACTGCTAAGTCCTTGAAACCTCTACTGACGTATTTTTCTGCTCTGAATCTGTAGCTCGGCATTTACATCCTTTTTTGGAATATTTATCGCTTGGGTAGTCAGTGATTAACCTCTTACCCTCAGCAACAAACCACTCCGCTCGGTCTACTTTGACCACCATAATTCTCCAATTTTGTTGCTATTATCTATTTAGCGGGTTTTCCGAATTTTTTTCTTCATCAGTTTTATACATCCATTCGTCAGAATGCCCTACTGACCACTTATCAGATGTTTCCACTCGGTAGTTTTGACTACAAACATTAAAATCTGGCATTTTAGTATTCTCTGGTATCAAACTCATGTCTTTCCAGATGATTCTATTGTTAGGTTGAGCAGCAAATTGACCATTATCAAGTTGTATAATGTTAAATGACTTGTGCTCTGGGTCATATTCACTAAAATTAGTGTCTAAGGTCGAATTTTCACTATGACATGAGTCGATAGTAAACAAATATTCACCCGCATGCATCTTTTTGTCCTTTCCGAAGAAGGAGCAACGACCTAAAAGGGGTTTTTCGATGACTGTGATGTTGTAATCGAAGCAATCCCACAGTTGAAGGGTGTCTAAAGGCAGTAAATCGCCATAATCGGTCTTCCAGACGAATGCACTTAGTGGTAATTTGTCAAAAAGTGCTCCATACTCAGTCAAAAGCGTCTCAAAATACAAAGCTTTCGCTTCTACGCTCTTAACTGATATCCAAATCCCAGGAGTTAGGTCTCCATGACCCTTTTTTAGGTCATAGAGATACTCCTTTCTCACAAAAACCTCTCTTGGAGGTAAATTATGGACTAGAAAACTCACTTTCCTTGTCCGCGATATCTTTTTCTTGCTTTATTTCTACTTGTTGCTGAATATTTCGTATGCTGACCTCGTCCTTGACGAGTTTTCTTTGGTCGTACATCAGTATTATAAGATGTACCCATCATTCCAGTTTTAGTTGACATAATTTAAGGTTAATTTACTAAGATGCTAACACAGTTGGGTGTCCAAATGCAATAACTGAGTAACATGGATAAGACCAGCCAGGTATTCCAACTCCTAGAGGGTCTAGTATCCGTGCTAATGGACGTTTGTGCGCAAAGACTGTAAGCGTTGTTGCATTACAGACTCTAATGTGCCCAATTCCACCATTGTCTTCTATAGTTAGCAGACTACATGGGATAGGAGTTGGTATTGGACAGACTCCTTTACCGCATGGACACATATAGATGATTATATTTGTGCACACGGCTATGTGTGGGGTGAATGCATCACCGAATACCATAACAGGAATCCTGTTTACTAACACCATTGCGCGGTCTGGCGTAATGGGGAAGATAGGTATCAGTGGTTGAGGTGGCCACCAACACGTCTTATTCTTAATTACTATAGAATAAGGTATAGGTGGACTACCACATGCCTGCACTGAGTGTACAGTAGAGGGTAGACAGAGACCATGACCACTATCGGGGAGTCCGTTTAATGACGTAACAGGTTTTAGAAATCCAAATGCCATTAATCAAACTCCTCGTGAATCTTAGTTCCCGCAGTATATGGTCGTCCTTGAGGTACGGTATCACTACACTCATCAAAGTAAGGATTACCGTTGTTATTCAACGCTCTCCCTAGTGCAACCGTACTACCAGACAACCAATTCCTTACAGTCATATTACCATCATAAGGTCCTAAACGCATATTATTGTTTTCATCTACACGCTGAGGGTTGACCGCAATAGATATATCATTCACAAATGTCAATCCAACACCTTGACCACTGAAATTACCACTCGTGCAACTTGTGCACCAAGGATTAGTGCGACCAAACGCAGATATCTCCCACCATCTCTGTCCTGCGATTCCGTTTCCGCTTGCGTTATATCCAGAATACACATCTAATGGTCCTGTAGTATTACCGCTTCCGCGTGTATAAGTATCCCAACACTCTGCACCTGGGTATGAGCCGCAATTTACATTCAGTTTGTTATACGATATGTTACCACCACTGCCTGTATTACTGGTTGTAGTAGAAGTTGTGCCTGTTACATTACTACCCATCCATAACTGCAACTGTCCTACCTCACTGAATCCTCCTGCGGAGTTATAGTCATACGTATTCTCATCTCCTCCTATGGGGATAAAGATAATATCTGCAGAGTTAGAAGGGTTACGGTAGCATCTACCATCTACAGTGCCATCATTACAATTCCATACCTTAGCGTTACCGCTTGCATTACTCTTAGGCACTACCCTTCTAGGCATCATCACAGGTTTAGTTTGCTTCTTAAAGAAATTCATGAATGCTTCACCCTGCGCACCTGTAGTTTTACCCTTAATCTCTAGTGATACCTTGAATGATGCAGACTCTTGCTCTGATGCGCAATACTTATATGGCATATATCCATACGCTTTCTCAGTATCCGCAGCTGTCCTACTACCTTCTCTCTTTACTTTTTCAATATTAGGTAGATTATTAGTTAAGTTTTTCTCACTACCCACATCTAGGTATGCGCAAGGCATGTCAAACCACCTACTAATGTTGTATAGTTTAGGTTGACCAGTCCGTATACAGTTAGATTTACCAAATGCACCATACACATGTGAGTTATCTTCGTTATATGTGTCTACCTGTTTAGCAGTTTGGTATACTTGAGACATAACTTGCTTCTCAAAAGTAGCAACACCTGGGTTTATTTGACTTACAATAGAGAATGCTTCCTCATCTGGCATTGCTTTACTAACTATTGCGTTTGCATCTATGTTAATACAGTCTTGTTTGATGTTAAAACAGTGACTGGTGGTGTCTTGAGACTCCTCAGCGACGCGAATGTAACTATCTGGGACTGTTATCTCCTTTCCTTGTGTTATTTCAGTTAATGACCCTGAGATGCTAGTCCTATTATCACTATCTTCAGAGGCAATATCAGGCACATAGTCACCCACAGCGTTAAATGCGTCTGCCATTTCCCTTCCCATATTCTCAATAGAGGTAGCACCCTCGTCTACAGAGGGAGATTTAAACTTCATTTGCTCTGGGTCGTTAACAAATACCTCTGGTAGGTTAGCTTGGTTGTATCCTGCACCTCCATCTATGATGCGGATAGACCTAATAGACCCTAATGAGTCGACTCTAGTGATTTCTACTTGTGCTTCTCTGAAAACAACCTTCTCTTTATTCTTACTTGTGCCCTTTGCCTTCCTATCTTTGATGTCAAATACGCTATATGTGTTTTCTATGTGGTCTTGATTCTCATCTTTTGACGATGGAGCGGGAATTGCCTTATTCCAATCG